CCACGAACTACAACGCCCTCGACCGCGCATTTACAAGCAAGGTTGAGTTGGAAAACTCTGAGTTCGCTGTTTCTACCAAACCATCTCAGAGTCTCATCCACGCGATTGAGTGTGACCCCAAAGTGTCTGGCTTTGACATATTGTATGTTAGGGACCCTTCGTATGACACTACTGGGGAGTGCAGTGACCGAAGGTTTTACGACTACGGGAAATTTCAGGTGGGAACTCAAGGGTTGCCTGGTTCAACAGGCAACACGTTGGGTGAGCTTTGGGTCAGCTACGATATAGAGCTGATTAAGCCCATTCCTGGGGGCTCCCTAGTCTTGGGAACTAGCCTTATCAGCAAGCCCAATGGCACTGTTGGTGTGGCTGCCCTCAAGCCTAGTGACAATAGGTTTTCCCCTAACATCACCCTGACCATGGCGAAGTTCAACCCAGCTGTAAGCACTGCTTACAACATTATTCCCACCAACAGTTGCACGCTTTCAGGCGACACGGCTTTGTGGGGCACGGTTGTAAACACTAGCCCAGCTGGGGTTATGAAGTTCCTGAAGAACGGAAATTACCAGGTCACCTTTTATGGTACGGCTCAAACGAGCAGCGCGTTGCTCTGTCTCAATTCCTTGACCACCACTGGCTGCACCATTACGGCCGCTTCAAACGGGCGTGCTTGGTACAATGCAACTAGCAAGACTGCGTCTCCGACCACGTTGGCTCCTTACGGAGCCTTCGTCGTGCCGCACATCGTCTCAGGTGCCACTATCACAGAATGTCCCACGTATAGTTTTACTACGGAAGTTCGGGTGTATGGAATTGAGGATGATGGCACTTCGGACTATGTCACTTTCAGCCTTTCGGACTTCACCACGAATGGCTCTGGTCTTGTGGCCAACTTCGCGCGCAAGGCCACGGTGATCTGGACTGCTTTGGGTTCGAATGAGCAGGACGCCAAGGCTGCCAATTTTGTGCCTTATTAGAAGGAAAACTCTATAAACCGGCAGACAAGCCTAAAATCAGCTGTCAGTGCTACAACTGACTACATCAAGACTCAGGTCCTCTGATGGGTCCGAGAAGGAAAACTCTACAAACCAGCGGAAAAGCTTTGAAAGTCGGCGGCCCGGGTGCCTTACCCCGGGGCGGCCCACCGCACCCCCTTCTTGGGTGCGTT